CCGAACACGGCCACACGCCCGGGGAGACCGGGCAGGCCAGTACGACCACCCACCGGAGAGGAGGGCGGCCATGGCACGATCCCGCATGCGGATCGACCCATCCGCACGCACGCACGTCGACGCCGCCATCAACCGGTGGCTCGAAGAAGACATCGGCCGCCCCATCCTCGGCGACGCCCAGAACTACGTGCACAAGCGCACCGGCCGCCTCCGCGACAGCCTGCGCGCCGAGGTCCACGACAAGGTACTCCGGGTCGGCTCCCTCGACTGCAACTACGCCACGGACGTCGAGATGGGCACCAGTGCCCACGTCATCAGGCCGACCAACAAGAAGGCGTTGTACTGGCCCGGCGCCGACCACCCCGTCGCCAAGGTCAACCACCCTGGCAGCGCTCCTGCACCCTATTTGCGTCCGGCTCTGTTCCAGAGGAGGACGCCCTAATGCCTTGGTCGTCGAGCCTCATTGCGAGCACGGTCGCATATTCGGCACTTTCGGGTCCCGTTGCGGCAAAGGAGAATGTTCTCGCCGACGAGCGGGTGCCCCTTGCGGCACTGGTTCTTCGCTTTCTTGCGTTCCTTCGCCACCCTGTCTGCAGCCGTGCGGCATTCTCGACAAGCACGGGCCCCGCCCGGCTTCACGTACAGGTTGTCGCCGCTGTACGGATGACCCTTCGGGCAGTGCGTCACCTGCTGCTGCCAGAGCCTGCTGCGCTCGACGGCGTCAGCAGCATTGCGCTTCCGCGTGCCGATGTACAGGTGAGCGGGGTTGGTGCACGGCGGGTTGTCGCAGCGGTGGCAGGCGTCCTCAACGCCGGTCTGCCTGCCTATGAGAGGGGCTCCGCGAAGGTGGCCGAGAAGCCAGCGGTGCGCCCGGTGCTTCGTTCCTCGGTAATGGAAGAGTCCATATCCGCCCTTATCTCTGGGGCCTGTCCAGAGCCAGCATTCGGAATCTTCGCGACGGTCAACTTTGGACCAGAAAACAGCCTCGGCTTCAGTGTCTCGCATGACGTACATTCTACGCCCTGCGTTATTCCAATTGGGGTGGTTTGGAAATGAGCCTCCTCCTGCGCGCCAACGCCGAACTCGTCACCATCGCCTGGCTGAAGACCGTCGTGGGCGACCGCGTCTCCGTGACCCTCCCCAAAGACAATGCGACGTGGGCGGCGTCCGGGTTCTGCACGATCGACACCGTCGGCGGCAGCCCGAACATCTACGTCCCGCTGCGCGAGCCCGTCATGTCCGTCGACTGCTGGGCCTTCAACCCCGGCAGCCAGAAGCCGCCATGGAACAAGGCGTCGACTTTGGCGCAGGCCATTCAGGCGGCCTGCTGGGACCACCGCGGCATTCCGCAGACTGTCGCCCTGCCCGCCGGATACCCCGCGGTGCAGGTGCGGTCTGCGTACTGCACCGGCGAGCCGCGGCGGATCCCCGACGATCCGTCGTCGTATGCCCGCTACAGCATCCCGGGCCTGGCCCTCGCCTGGGTGGAGGTGCCGTCATGAGCCGCTACGCCCTCCAAGGCGCCCTCAGCCGGGACCTCCTCACGTGGAACGGCAAGGTCCTCGTCCACGACAACGCCGCGGAGATGGAGTTCCTGTTCACCGGCGACGTCCGCGTCATCGACTGCCCCCGCGACATCCCGCCCGAGCAGACCATCGAGATCCGCTACCACCCCCAGCTCGCCTCCGTGACGTGGCCATTGACCAAGGAGCAATTCCGGTGACCCACACCATCGCTACGACCATGCGGCCCGACAAGCCCATCGAGGTCGACGACGCCGAATACGTCGACCTGATGCGGCAGGGCCTCGTCCTCGTCGACCACACCGAGCAGGCCGCGGCAGCAGCACCGGCCACCAAGAAGGCCGCCCAGCCGGCCGCTAGCAAGGAGAACTGACCATGGCCGTACTTGCGACCAACTTGGTACAGGGCCCGGCGACTCTGTACTCAGGCGCATTCGGCGCCGCCGAGCCGCTCGACACCGCCGTCAACACCACGCCGGCCGCATCGTCGTGGACGGACGTCGGCGGCACCCAGGACGGCGTCAAACTCACCATCGACCAGTCCTACACGGAGCTGGAAGTCGACCAGGTCGTCGACCGCGTCGGCAGCCGCCTGACCAAGCGCGACTTCACCGTCGAGACGTCGATGGCCGAGCCCACGCTCGCGAACCTGTCACTCTCCCTCAACGGCGGCACCAGCGCGAGTGGCGCGGGCTACGCGTCGTTCGAGCCGTCGTTCGCGAGCTCGGCTACCCAGCCCACCTACAAGGCGCTGCTCTTCGACGGATGGGCCCCCGGCGGGACGTTCACTCGGCGCGTGATCGTCCGCAAGGCCCTGTCCACGGACGCCGTCGAGATCGCCTACACGAAGGACAAGCAGACGCTGTACGGCGTGAAGTTCTCCGGCCACTACGTGTCCGCGTCCATCGCCCCTGTTCACATCGTCGACCAGACCAGCTAGCCGACGCCTGTCCCTGCACGCTTCGAGGAGCACCACCCATGGCATCCACCACACGTCAGAGCACCGCAGCCGCACGGAAGCGCGCGGCAGCCAAGCCGGTTGTCGGCGGCGACCTGGAATTTGAGCCGATCCGGATCGCCGCCAACGACGAGATCGAAGAGGAGAGGGTCCCGCTCTTCTACATCGGCGACGACGAGTACACGATCCCGAAGACCATCCCCAAGGGTGTCGCCCTGCAGTACCTGCGGCAGGCCAGCGAGGTCGGCCATGACCTGGCGACTGCGCCGCTCCTGATCCGGGTTCTCGGGGAGGACGCGTACACGGCGCTGGAAGAGTCCCGTGGCCTGTCGGAGGAGCAGCTGGAGAAGATCGTCAACATCATCGTCGGCCAGGCCCTCGGCAAGCAGGAGGGAGCGGGGGGAAAAGCGGCCCGGCGTGGCTGACCCGCCTGCATGAATGGATCTACGGCCAGGGCTGGCTGGAGGCCATCGCGGACCGGCTCAGTCAGGTCATGTGGGTCCTCGACCATCAGGACGACATCGACGCCGACTTCCTCGCCATCTACGGCATCGACCTTGAGCAAGCCGATGTCTCCGCCCCCCGCTACTTCGCCCTCGTCCACAGGCTCACCGCCTACCAGGGCGTGATGGCCGCCCGGGTCGAAGAAGAACGCGACGAGCAAGACCAGAGCAGCAGCACAACCACCCGCACCAGCAGCACCCAGCCCGCCCGACAGGGCGGCGGCGAGAACCGAGAGGTCTCGCTGACGGCATTCCGGGTCATGTTCCCCGGAATCGTGAGCGGAGGAGGGTAGCGGGTGGCGGGCTCATTTCGTATCGCGGAGGGGTACGTCGAGGTCACAGCCGACGAGACTGCCTACGACCGCGCCATGCAGCGGCTGCAGCAGAAGAAGAACAAGGTCGGCATCGTCCTCGACCTCGACGACACGGCCGCTCTCGCCAAACTCCGCCAGTTTGCCGACCAGCACGCCCGCACCGTCCTCAAGGCCGTCATCGACGCCGACTTGTCCGAGACCTCGGTACGCCGCGTCGCTCAGCAACTGGACCGGCTGACCGCGCCCCGCACGGTCCACATTGCTGCGGACCTGGACACTCGGGCCGCAGCCGACGACCTCGATCTGCTGACTCGGCCGCGCACGACCCGTATCACCGCAGACGCCGACACCCGTGCTGCTGCGGACGACCTTGCCCTCCTCACCCGGCCGCGCACCACGCGCATTACCGCAGACGCCGACACGGGCAGGGCGCGCGCGGACCTGGACGTCCTCACCCGCGACCGGCGCATGAATGTCCGCGTCGACATCAACCGGTCCGCCCTGTCAAGCCTGTCCAGCATTGGGGGCGGCGGTGGCGGGGGAGGGCTTGGCGGGCTCGTCTCCGGCCTGACCAGCCTCTCCAGCATCGCCATCGGTGCACTGCCCACCGTGGCCTCCCTGGGGCAGGCCATCATCCAGATGGGGCCCGCCGCTGCCATCGCGGCTCCCGCCGTGCTGTCGCTCGGCGCGGCGTTCGCGGCAATCAAGATCGGCACCTCGGGGATTGGTGACGCCTTCAAGGCCGCGTTCGCGCCGGCCACATCCAGTGCGGGCGCGGCCACCAAGTCGATCCGGCAGGTTGAGAACGCTCAACGCTCCCTCGCCAAGGCCCAGCAGGGCGTCAAGGATGCCGAGGTCAACGCCGCTGCGGCCCGGGTGCAGGCGGCCCGGCAGATCGCTGACGCCCAGCGCTCCCTGAAGTCGACCGTCTCGGACGTGGCGGATGCCAACCGTCGCGCAGCCGAGCAGGTCGCGCAGGCCGAGCAGGATCTCGCCGACGCCCAGAAGTCTGCCCGGCAGGCACAACTGGACCTGACCGCAGCCCGCAAAGACGCCGCCCGGCAGCTCGAGGATCTGGCCAACCAGCAGAAGGATGTGGAGCTCGACCGCCGCGAGGGCGTCCTCCGCGTTCAGGATGCCCAGGACGAGCTGAACAAGACCCTCGCCGATCCGAAGGCCACCCAGAAGCAGCGAGCGGAGGCGCAGCTCACCTACGACGAGGCTGTCCAGCATCTCCAGGAAGTCCAGCTCCAGCAGGACCGGCTCACGAAGGATGCGGCCGACGCGAATAAGGCGGGCGTCGAGGGATCCAAGCAGGTCACGGACGCCAAGGCCAAGGTTGCCGACGCCAACCAGACGATCTCCGACAAGACCCGCGCCCTGAAGGACGCGGAGATTGAGGCATCGCGCACGCAGGTCGAGGGTGCCCAGAAGGTCGCCGACGCGGAGCGGGCCGTAGCCGACGCCCGCGAGGCAGCCCGTAAGGCCGCGGTCGACGGAGCGCGGCAGATCGCCGACGCGCAGGCCGCCGTCGCGGATGCGGCAAGGGCGCTCGCGGACGCACAGACCTCCGGTGCCGCGGCCGTCAACAAGACCGCTGACGCCATGGCGAAGCTCGCACCCAATGCCCGTGAGTTCGTCAACGCCGTCCTCGCGCAGCGGGAAGCCTGGCGGGGGCTGAAGCTTGATGTGCAGAACGCGCTGTTCGCCGGGCTCGGCCAGACGTTCACGACGATGTCCGCTGCGATCCTGCCGTCGCTGCGCACGGGCCTCACGGGCACGGCGACGATCCTGAACACGACCGCGAAGAACGCTGCGAGCGCAGTCACCGAGCTCGGCAAGACGGGGATGCTGCGACGGTTGTTCGATGGCCTCAACGAGGGGATGAAGCCGCTCACCCGCATCCCCGGCCAGTTCATCACCGGCCTGGCGCAGATCTCGGTAGCCGCCAGCCCGGCCTTCAAGCGGCTCACCACTGCGGCGAGCGGCGTCGCCGACACCATCAGCCAGAAGCTGGGCGACGCCTTCAAGTCCGGCCGGATGGCCGACGCCATCAACACCGCCGTGGACATCGCCAAACAGTTCGGGCACCTGATCGCGGACATCGCCGGAACGATCGGCAACGTACTGAAGGCAGCCGCAGCCGGTGGCGGTGACGCCCTCGGCGCGATAGGGGAGGCCTTCAAGGAGCTCCGCAAAATCACCGCCATGCCGGAAGTGCAGAAGGCCCTCACGAGCATCTTCACGGCGATCAATGCCATCGCGAAGTTGCTGGCTGGCACGCTTGGCGCGGTGATTCAGGCGGCGCTGCCGCTGCTGGCCGCGCTCGCTCCGGTCGTGACCGAGCTCGCCGAGAAGTTCGCCCCGGTCCTCGCCGACCTGGCGACGTCGCTCGGGAAGGCGCTGATGCCGATCATCACGGCGCTGCTGCCCGTGGTGAAGGACGTCGGCGGTGTCCTCGTCGGCCTGGTGCAGGCGGTCATGCCGCTGCTGCAGCCCATCGGCAGCCTGCTGGCGACCGTCATTCAGGCGATTGCCCCGTTCATCAAGACCCTGCTCGACGCCCTTGTCCCGTTCGTCGCGATGCTGGCCCAGGCCCTGGTGCCGATCTTCGCCGCCCTGCTGCCGGCGGTGCAGCTGGTCGGCCAGTTCCTGGGTGCGATGGCACCTCTTTTCCCGCAACTGCTGACGGCGTTGACGCCGCTGCTCCCGCCGCTCGGGCAGCTCATTACGGCGCTGCTGCAGCTGGCCATGCAGGTGATTACTCCGCTGATGCCGCTGATCACCGGTTTGGCGACGTTGCTGGCGACCGTGCTGGCCGGGGCGGTCAACCTGCTGGTGCCCGTCATCACGACGGTCATCGGCTGGCTCACAGCCCTCGCCGACGGGGTGAAGAAAGTGGTGGGCTGGATTGTCGACGCCTTCCAGTGGCTGTACGACAAGTTGGTCGGGCACAGCATCATCCCCGACCTGGTGCGGGCGATCATCTCGTGGTTCGGGTCCCTGTGGACCGGCACCAAGAAGATCTTCACCGACCTGAAGAACTGGGTGGTGAGCACTTGGAACTCGCTGTGGGATGGCGTGCGCTCCAAGTGGAACAGCTTCTGGGGCGGCCTGCGGTCGGCGATCTCGGGGGCGTGGACGACCGTGCGGAACGGCGTGTCCGACCTCAAGAACGGCGTCACGAACACGTGGAACAACCTCTGGAACGGGGCCCGCGACAAGATCTCGTCGATCTTCTCCACGATCAACGGGAAGATCAGCACCTTCAAGTCGTCCATGAAGACCGCGTTCTCCACCCTGAAGGACTCCCTCGGCACGATCTGGGACGGCGTCAAATCGAAGATCGCTAGCCCTGTCCGGTTCGTTGTCAACACGGTCTACAACAACGGCATCCGCAAGATGTGGAACTCGATCGCCGGAAAGATCAGCTCCAAGATCACCCTGCCGTCGATCAGCCTCGGCTTCAACAAGGGCGGCGTCGTCCCCGGTAGCGGCAACAAAGACACAGTCCCCGCGATGCTCACCCCCGGCGAGCGCATCCTCTCCAACCAGCAAGTCGCAGCGCTCGGCGGACACCGCGGCATCGACGCCATGCTCGGCCAGGACAGGCCCACCAAGACCGGCGGGAACCCCACCAGCCAGCAGGAACGCAAGCGTCAGCAGGCCACCCCGCACTTCGGGAACGGTGGCATCATCGGCACCATCGGCAGCGCCATCGGAGGCGCCGTCAGCTCCGCCGCCTCCTGGACGAAAGACCTCGTCCTCGGCGGCCTGAAGGCTGCCGCACAGAAGGCGCTCTCCGCTCTCGTCCGGCCGCTCATCAACCAGATCCCGGGCAGCGGCATCGGCAACCTCATGCGGAGCCTCGTCAACAAGGGCGTCGACGGCATGCTCGGCTGGTTCGGCAACGAGGACAAGAAGGCGGTCGGCGGGCCGGCCGTGCAGCGGGCGATGTCGTGGGTGAAGACGCAGAACGGGCTGCCCTATCAGTGGGCCGGCAACGGGAACCCCAGCTGGGACTGTTCGGGGCTAATGTCCGCAATTGAGAGTGTCATTCGGGGCGAGCGCCCGCACCGCCGCTGGGCGACCGGCGCGTTCTCCGGGTCGAGCGGCCCGTCCGGGTGGGTGCGGAACCTGAACTCCCCGTTCATGATCGGCATCACGAATGCGGGCGTGGGTCACACCGCGGGCACCATCGGCGGCATGAACGTCGAGTCCAGCGGCGGACGCGGCGTTCACATGGGCAAGTCGGCCCGCGGCTACAACGACGGCCTGTTCACCAGCCGCTGGGGGTTCGCACCCGCCGCCAAGTTCGACTCGGGCGGCCTGCTCCAACCCGGGGCGACGATGTCCGTCAACGCCACCGGGCGGCCCGAGCGGGTCCTGTCCGCCGAGCACACGGCCAGGCTCGACGCGATGCTGGCCAGCTCCGGCGCGGGCGGCGTGACGATCGAGAACATCACCGTGAGCGGCACCTTCGACTTCTCCAGCCCTGCATCCCGCCGGGCCGCGGCGAACGCGATGGTCGCGGAGATGAAGGAAGCGATCCGTCTCTACGACAAGGCGAGGGCCCGATGAGCGCGTTCAACTGGGGCGACCTCCAGCTCGGCCGCATCCCCCTCCGCGAGACGTTCGTCGCGACCGAGTCCGGCGGCGGCGACGGACGCGGCCTCGACCTCGAAGGCCAAGAGTCCTACCCGCCGCTCACCCGGGCGCAGGTCATCGCACGGCATGACGGCATCAACTCGCTGATCCCCGGGCAGGTCATCAACGTCACGTTCACGGACAAGCCCGAACGCTCCGGCTACTACGCCGTGAAGAGCTCCGGGGCGACCTACACCGAATACCTCAACGAGGCCGTCACCAGCTCCTGGAAGGTCAGCCTCGACCGGATCGGCTCCGACGCCGAAACCGACCTCCAGAGCAGGCTCACCGGCGCCGTCCGCCTCAACGACTTCGCTCTCACCGGGGAGCGCTGGCACGCCCCGCCGATCGGCCACTACGGCTACTACACCGGCGCCACCAACCCCACCACGATGACCCGCACCGGAGCCGACGGCACCATCACCGTCTACCGCACCGTCCCCGCCAACGTCTCCCCGCGCTGGGGCTGCCTCCCCACCGCCTACCTGGCCGGCCGGGTCCGCGCCACGACGACGGGCGGGCAGGAGGTGTACGGCGTCGACGTACCCCTTGCCGCAACCGGCTGGTCCCTGACGAACGGCCTCATCAACGTCACCAGTGGAGGTACTGCCACCCTGGACGTGCAGACGTACAGCGGCGGCGCCTACCGCTCCAAGCTGTGGAACGTCTCGGTGGCGGGCAGCGCGTCGTCGATCACCTCATGGGATGGGGCGACGCTGCTCCGCAACGACCCCGAAATGATCGTCCTGCGCCTAACGAAGGGCCTCAACCCGGGCCGGGCCAGCCTCGATCTGACGTTGCGCCGCGGCTCCCGAACCGTCGAGGGGTACCTCCAGGTCGGCACCGCCAACACCCTGTGCGCCTATCGCTCGACCGCTGAGGCCGCCACCAACAACACGTCCTACCTGGTCGCCACCAGCGACGACGCAGACGGCAACGCCTACGCCTGCGGCAGCGCCCGCACGTTCACCGCGCACGCCAACGGCGGCATCGTCAAAGCCGCCACCACCGCCCTGGACTTCTGGATCGGCGCCGTCGCCAGCCAGACCACCCTCAACGTCAACCCCACCTTTGAGGTTGACGTCTCCGACTGGACCCCCACGTCAGCGACGCTCACCCGCAGCAACGCCCAGGTGAAGTACGGCGCCTGGTCCGGGCTGCTCACCACCACAGCCGCCGCCAACCCCCGTGCAGAGTCGAGCCAGATCGCCGTCACCGCAAGCGGCTCATACCGGGCATCCGGGTGGCTGTACGCCCCTGCGGCGATCCCGACCGGCTGCGGAGTGAACATCAACTGGTTCGACAACACACACGCCTACCTGTCCACCTCGGCAAACTCGTCCGTGCCCGCGACCGGCGCATGGATTCCCTACGACCAGACGTTCGCCGCACCTGTGAATGCGGCCTACGCGACCCTCGTGTTCTCCATCGGGGGCACTCCCGGCGCCGGGGTCCTGCTGTACGGCGACGACGTGCGACTGCGTGCAGCCACACCATCCGGGGACGCCGCCACCGACCTGCGAAATATGTACATCGCCGCCATGCCGGAAGCCGTCTACGGAGTCCGGAGGTAGCCGCGGATGGCCGTTCAGGAAGTCCTCAAAGCCCTCGGCTCGTGGGAGATCAAACTCCAGCCCGGGACGCCCCGCGACGTCCTCGATGCGCTCGACTACTTCGGCCACGTCGCGATCGCGCCGGGCCGCCTGGATCCGCTGCAGTACGGCGACAACCTTCTTACGACCGCCCGCTACGTCGGCGTCCTCCGCACCAAAACGATCGGCGACGACGGGCGCACCAACGCACCCCAAGACGACCTCGCCGTCGGCGGCGTGGGCATGGCCATGTGGCTCGGCGACGAAGACGGCAAAGGCGCGATCTACGAAAACGCGATCACGCCCGCCTCCGCATCGTTCGCCACCACGATCAACATGCTGCTCCCGGCAAGCGGTGCGGGCGCCGTCACCGCGGGAACCATCTACTCCGTGGCAGGCCAGTACACCGGCCACCACCAGTACGAATCGCCGCGGACCGCCATCGGCTACGTGTGCGACACCATGTCCACCACCTCGATACCCGTCTCCTGGCGCGTCAACGGCAACGGCACCCTCGACGCCGGCCCCGACAGCCAGCTGTTCGTCACGAACCCGACGTGCGTGATCCTCGCGACCGGCGCCGGCGAGGACATGGCGTTGCGGGCGCTTCCCGGCTCGATGGACGTCACCCGCGACATGGAGGACTACAGCACCCGCGTGGTCCTGCTCGCCGAGGGGGAAGGCTCGAGTATTGCTACAGGTACGGCGGACATCTCCCCGGCGACGCCGTACAAGGACATCCACGGCAACGCCCTGAAGCTGACCAGGCTGGTCAGCGAGTCGGACACGGCGACCGGGAACGCCGCCACCCGCGCCCAACTGGCGCTGTCGCAGTTCATCTCCACCCGCAACGCCCTGACGCTGTCGACGGCCGACTATGACGTCCACGGGTCCTTCCAGGTCGGCGACCGGGTGTGGGTGTACAACCCTGACGCTGGTTTGATCGACACCACCACGGAGATCACGTTCCGTGGGGTGCGGATCAACCCGCTCAAATTGCAGGTCACCGAGACTTCGTGGGCGATCACCAAGGGGTACACGGTCGCCTACCGCACCGTGAACGGCGCCTGGATCGACCTCACCCAGTACGTCGAATGGGAGACCGACGGCACCAACACGGTGAGCGTCGGCGACTTCTCCCGGCAACTTGCCAACACCGGCACGGAACCGGTCGGCTCCCGCCCCAATGCCGACACGTCCACACCCGGCCAGCCCGTCTTCGTCACCCCGTTCACGGGCGTCGCCTACCTCGACAACAGGGGTTTCACGAGGGCGCGCGTCATCCTCAACTGGAATGCACCCCTTAACATCGACGGATCCACAGTCCTGGACGGCGACCACTACGAGATCCGCTACGCCGTCGACACCGACATGCTGTACCCGGCGACCTGGACGCAGGTCTCGCAGGTCAGGTGGCAGGACTTGCAGTCGTGGGCGCAGCCGTTCGCCGCGCCGACCGGCAAGTGGCAGTCGATGGTCGTCAACTGGGACACCACCACAGCCCAGCTACAAGACCTCAGCCCGGGTGTCGGCTACGACATCCAAATCCGCGGCGTCGACAAGACGGGCAACACCGGCGCTTGGTCGCCGACCACCACGTTCGTCGCTTCGGCCGACAACCTGCCGCCCAGCACGCCAGCGGCCCCGTCGGTGGCGGGCAGCCGGATCGCCGTGCAGATCACCCACCAGCTCGGCAAGAGCTCGGGTGGCACGTTCAACTTGGAGTCGGACCTCGATCACCTCGAAGTCCACGTCTCCTACGAGCCGACGTTCACCCCGGACGCCACGACGCTGAAGGGTAAGGCGGTCGCCAACGCGGGCATGATCCAGGCCGCGATTCCCGTCGTGTTCACGGTGCAAGTCGAGGAGACGTCCGCCAGATACGTGCGCGTCGTCGCCGTCGACAAGACCGGCAACAAGTCGGGACCGTCCGATTCGGCGACCGCAACCGCGCTGCTCATCGACGACGCCCACATCTCCGACCTCACCGTCTCCAAGGTCACCGCCGGGCAGATCAACGCCGACTGGGTCGTCGGCGCCCGCATCAAGACCGCAGACATCGGGTCGCGCGTCGAGCTCAACAGCGCCGGCCTCCAGGCCTACGACTCCACCGGCACGCAGACCGTCAACATCGCCGCCGCCGACGGATCCGTATCCATCATCGGCCAGCTCAAATCCGGCACCAGTGGCAAGCGCATTGAGATCAACCCGACCAGCACCTACCTGCCAGAAATCCGCTGGTACGCCAACACCGGCACCGACTACGGCTACATCAATGCCCTCTCATCAGGTACGGACGTCAGCCTCGGCATGAACTCGTCGCCCTACGACGACGGCACCGGTACGCAGGTCATCTCCCGCGCCATCCTCAGCACCAGTGCCGCGCAACTGTCCGTCATCCGCCAGGACGACCAGTCCCGGCGCGGCGGCTACGTACTGGCGGCGGCAGGAAGCTTGTTCGCCGGGTTCGTCAGGGCAGGAGTAGACGGCGGCTACTACTACGCCGATTCAGTGCAGGGCCGCTTCGGCTGGAACCCGAACGATGC